GTAAATCTTTCAAAAATCTGTGAATCTGTTATGATGTATGGTGGATTTTCTATAACTTCTAGTTTATGAAGTTTAGTAGTTAAGAATGGATCTAATGCAACTTTTAAAAGATATTCTAATTCTTTCGAATAATTATCCTTGATTAAATCCTGTTTTATTTTTTGAGAGCCATTTCCATTGGCAGATTCTACTTGTAATAGAATTTGGAGTTCTTTATTCATATTTAAGTTTTAGCTAATATAGTAATCGTTATCGAATAACAAAAATAATTCCTCAGATTATATTATTATATTAGCTAAATCCTATAAGTTTTCTTATGCTCCAGTTGCTGCTGCTTCCGGTTCGGTTGTTTCTGCTGCTGCAGGAGCTTCCTCTGCTGGAGCATCACCTGTACCACCAGCTTCTTTACCTTGATCTTCCGCTTTTTTGACGTAAGATTTATTCATTCTAATATCTTCATAAGGAAGATCTAGCCATCTCTCTATCATAAAATCTTGGTCAAAAAACTGTACCTCCTCCTCATTTATAGTTTCTTTGATTTCTGCTAGACCTGTTATGAAATCTATTTTCTTTATTAGTTGTTCAATTTCTCTAGATTCACCAAAAAGATTATCACTCTCGAATTTTACTCCTATTTGACTTCTAAATTCTGGATCATTTTTTAGGTCTGGAAAATCTAGACACATTTGTATCCACAGAGGTTTTACAATAATCTCTTGGAATATAGATCGAAGTCTTGTTATGAATTTAGCAAATCTTACCTCGTCTCTCTCTGCACCATCAGCAGCTGTTTTGAAAACATTGTTAGATCCCACACCAAATCTTGATGAGAATCTGTTATATGGTATCTTTGAATCTTGTCTTAGCTTGTTGTAGAAATATACAACAGAATCCATTACATTAAGATTAGGACCCTGTGCATTTAAAGTCTCTACTTTTACTGATTCTCCTCCCTGCTGAGGAAATAAATAGTTCTTATAGAATTGTAAATCTGGTCTACCATTTATAGCTAGTTCACCGGAACTTGTATCAAGTTTTATATCCTCCTTATATGCAGTCATGAGTTCGCCTAAGGTTTCTTTTGCTTTCTGAGGAGCCTTACTACCTATGGGAACAGTCATTTTAATCCTATATTGAGCATTCATTACGTTCCATATAATTCTGGAATGCTCCATTATTTTTAGTAAGTTGTATGATCTTATTAATCTTTCTGAGTATGATACTCTAGATACTGCATTTGCCTTAGCATATGAAATATAAATTACTTGCGCATCTAGTAGTTTTCTTTGTCTTGTTGTTTCTCCGTAATATTGCCACCATATGGTTTCTCTTGTTCCGTCTGGTTTTTTTTCAACTGCAGGCGTCAAACTTACAGCATCTAATTCTTTAAATCCTACTATATCCTTTCCATCACTGGAATAAATTATTTCAAAAGCTAAGAATCCTTCAACTAATAATTGTCTAAAGTATTGCCATGCGCTTATTCCATTAGTGAAATTGTGCAGTACGTATAATTTCCTGAAATTTTTTCTCATAGCTTTTATCACATCATCCTTAAGATCCATATTCATCATGGCTGGATGACAGAAAAAGTTCTTTTCATCATAAACTATACCCTCGTCACATATTGTATCTAATATGTACTCTATCTCAGCATTTAGAGCAAATGTTCTTAAAAAGTCTCTCTTGAATGGATAGTCCTTATCAAAGTAAGCAATATATTTCCTATTGGTAGTATCCTGAGCAGCTATACTATAGATGAAATCCTCGTCATTATCTGTAAATCCGAATCTTTCTCTCATATTGGCTTCGGATGCTCCTATTGCCATAGAGTCCTGGATAACCATATCCTTGTATTCCATCCCGAAAGATCCTAATCCACTAATAGTTTTTAAGATCCTAGAAATGTTAGGATTATTCTTGCCTATGTTGTCTAAAAATCCTGCCATTATATTTTATAGTTTAAATTCTCCGCTGTCTCCAGATTCAGTAGATCCTCCTTCTTCACCTTCTGTTCCTGCTTCTTCTTCAGCTTTCTTTTTTTCTTCAGCGGCTTTTTTCTTAGCCTTAACATTATCTAATAAGTCCTGTCCTTTAACTCCTAGCCATCTATCAACTAGGAAATCCATATTGAAGTATTTTTTACCCTCTGAATTCATAAGTCCAGAGATCTTAATTATTTGATCTTTTCTAGCTAATAAAACTTCCATTTCTTTAGCTTCTCTGAATATATTTTCCTTTACGTAATCTAAACCGAACTCTGATTTAATTAAATAGTCTTTTTTCAGATGCGGAAAATCTAAACAAAATTGGACCCATAGGGGTTTCATTAATATGTCCTGGTATATTGACCTTAATCTGTTTATGAATTTAGCAAACCTTATTTCTTCCTGATCTAAGCCCTCTGCTGTAAATGTGATAGTACCCTCAGATCCTGATTCTTCCCTACCAAATCTAGTAGCAGGTATTTTGGAATCCATTCTTAGTTTGTTGGCAAAATATTTAAGAACTGTCGTATCGGAGAATGCTGTAGCATCTCCACCACCAGGCAAAGGCTGTATATCTGGAGTCCCGTTAGGTGATGAAGGCATTAGATAGTTTTTAAAGAATTGTATCTTTGGTCTACCATCAACTGTTAATTCCCCACTATCTGTATTCAATCTTATATCTTCTTTATATATAGACATAAGTTCTCCTAGGGTTTGTTTAGCTTTTTGTGGAGATCTAGTACCTATAGGAACTGTCATTGCCATCCTGTATGATGAGTTCATCACGTTCCATATAATACGTGTGTGTTCCATGATTCTTAGCAAGTTGAATGATCTGATCATTCTCTCACAGTAGCTAACTCTGGATGATGTTCCACCTCCCTTTGCGTAACTTATATAGATTATTTGTGAATCGTATAGTTTTCTTGTTAATGTAGGGTTATCTGGATATTGCATCCATATATCTACAAATGAACCGTCAGGCTGTGCTTCTACCGTCGGAACTAAAGAAGCAGGATCTAACTCCTTAAATCCTACAATATTTTTACCTTTCTTGTCAAATACAATCTCAAATGCTATTATACCATCAACTAAGAATTTTCTAAAAAGATGCCAAGCTGATATGTCTTGATTGAATCCAAATAGGTTGTATATTTCCTTATATCTTTTCTGAACTTTCTCGTATGTCTCTTCGTCCACATCCTCGTGATTCATGAAAGAAAAATACGACCAGAAGTTCTTTTCGTCATAGACTATGGACTCGTCGCATATAGTATCTAAAATAAATTCTATCTCTGGGTTTTGTGCAAAACCTTGTAAATAGTGTCTTTTGTTTTTATAATCCTTATCAAAATAAGCAATATATTGTTTTGTAGTAGTATCCGCTCTTCTTAAACCAAATAGAAAAGATTCATCCTTAATTCCACCTTTTTGTAAAAACTGAGCTTCTGTTATACCTACAGCTTGCGAATTTTTAACAACAAGATCCTCGTAGGCCATACCAAAGCTACTTACCTTCTTGATATTTTCTATTATGGAATTGAAAAAAGATTTTTTATCGTCAGTAAACCCTGCCATTAAACTTGTGAATTTTTATTATATATCTCATTTAACTGGGTCCCTTCAATTGACCTAGTATCCAGATATACTATCTTAGTCCAATCATGGAAAGGAATTTCAATAACGTCCCTTACTTTTTTTAAATCCCATGATCTATATGAATGCTTAAATGGTATTCCTTTAAGAATTGTATCAAGAATCTGGTACTCAGTCCTTAGAGGTATTTGGCCTCTTTGTTCCCCATTATCTGACATTTTGATGTTTTTTTCTATCTGGTCATGGAAAACACTCTGTATTCTAGTAAAGAATGCAAGCCTAAATATGGGTGGAATTAATATCAGATCCATACCCATAAATAGATTTTTATTTTCGTAATTTTGATATCCTGTAAAAAATATTACAGGTCTTTTATTAATATAACTTTTGCCTTTATCAAGTTTATCATTATATTCGAATGAGTATACTTTACCTGGTAAAAAATTTAATGGACTAAATTGATCTTTTTGATTTATATAATTTTTTGTCCAATGTAGAAATGATGCCTCCGTTAAAGATGATAAACCAGATACAGATAACTTATAATCTTCGAATGATTTTTTAAACTGTTCCATTATCTAAGTATAAAGCTCTCGTTAATGGCACCGAATTTATATCCTCTATCCTTTGCAAATCTAGTAGCTGCTTCAAATTTGGCTCTATTCGTTATCCAGGTCTTTAATTTCTCGTTATACGATCTTATTTTTTTCTCCGTTAAGTTTCCTACTGGTTCTTTTGGTCTTTTGTGTAGTGCGTACTGATCTTCCGGTTTTATTTCGATTAACCAGTTTTCTATAGAATCCCCTTTTTGTACTTGTATATAATAATCAACAAAATATTTATGTTCTTTCTTGTCGATTGGCGACCAATAAGGAATGCAAGTGGGTTCCGAACTCCATTTAACTATATTGGGATTGATATCACAATACTGACAGAATTTCCTTTCCCAAGAACTTCTATAGATGATGCTGTGTATATCACCAATATACTTCAATGGATTTACTGGAAAATACTTTCCAGATTTCCACTTTCCATTAGGCTTTAACTTCTTTATATCCACAATTATACATTGTAATTGGAATTCTCTTCTCTAACTATTCTTGAGAAAGGTATAGTTTTAGGAGCTTTTGGTGGATGTATTTTTTTCCAACCTTTTTTCATTCCGTTATGTGCTATTTGTGATATGAAAGCGAAAGGATTATCAGATTTCTCTGGATCGTATCTATTCCAATATTTTATTAGATCTTCTAATCCTGAGGATATACAGTCTTCACGGTCTTCGTTATCTCTATAGGAATGTGTCTTAGACATACCGTTTACTATAAGGGTAAACATTTTTACGGTTTCGTCTGTTAATTGACCTTTCTCTTTACTTTCTTGAAGAGCTCTTTTTAGTTCTTTGTTTTTTACGTAGATCATTATTTTTCTGGGATATTATTTTGGAGTTTTTCTATCTGTTGTTCTAAATTTACCCTTAATTCATCCAAATTTTTCCTAGAATTTCTAATTGTCTCTATACCTATTTTACCATTTTCTTCGCTAGAAGTTTCCAATTCTTTTATTTTTTCCAGACAATCTTTTAAATCGTCCAAAACAAAAATGAGTCTGTTTCCAATTCCTTCTTCGGGATTTTCAACAGACTCAGATATTTTTTTTGATGTATTTACTTTTTTTTTCTTTTCGCTCCTGGAGCAGATGAAAGGTTTGCTACCTTATCATCCTCTGCAAATCTACTTCCGTTCTTTTTGCTATGTCCTTGTGGATCTGCGAAATTGAAATCGTCCTCATCCTCCATAAACTTCTTAGGTTTTGCAGTTTTTGGATTAGGAGCTTTTTCTATGTGAGAATTTTTTTGGTTCTCCTTAAGAGTTGCCAAATTCATATTTTTATTATCTTCGATAAATTTAGCTGATCCTTTAACTGAAGCACTTGGTGCTTTAGCAAGATCTAAATTAGAAAGATCATCTATAAATTTTTTACCTCCTTTACCTGATTTCTTATTAGGAAGATCTGCTAAGTTTGCAGTTTTAGATTTAACACCTCTTCCAGTTATAGGAGCTTTTCTTCCAGATCTAGGAGTATCTGCCATAGTTCCTTTTTGGTCGTCTATAAACTTAGCTGATGATCCTGTCTTTCTATCTGGAGCTGATGCCATATATTTTTTAGATAAGCTTTCGATTCTCGAATCTCTATGTTTACCCCCATTAGTACCAGGTGCTTCCGCAAAATTTTGGCTAGACTCGTTTGTGTATTCAAGATCCATATCTGGTGTCTTGATATCATATCGATTAACCTCGTCATCTAAGTCCTCAACGTCAGAGAAGAAATATTCTCCAGTCTTTCCTTCTTGAAATAGTATAGTGTAAGTTTTTGAATTTCCATCAACTCCTATTACTCTACCTTTATTTCCATTTCTTTTGATTCTAACTTCAGTATCAATAGGATATCCAAGATCTTCATTTACTGAAGGAATCTCCTTAGCATATTTTTCAAATCTCGAAATCTCAACATTGATTTGGTTCCAACGATCCTTAAGATTGTCTAATTCTTCTTCAATACCTTCCTCTAATGCAATAAATTCTGAAGATCTGTTAAGTAATGGATTAGCTTCTTTAGCGTTAGCTAATTTATTTAATTCATTTTCTAATATTTCGATATTTTTAACTATTTCGTTCTTATCGTTCTTCATCACGCTTAGGAAAGCTTTTTCACCTTCTAAAAATTCTGTTAAAGATTCCGATATATCATATTTAATAAAATCTTGAACTATATTAATTGCCTGTGTTGCATTAGCTTCATATATTCTGTTTAATTTCATTGCTGGATTAACAGTTTGTACATATATTTTAGATGATGTCTTAAATATGTTAGCTTCAACACCTTCATAAACCTTAGATCTAATTTTCTTTCCAAAATCTAGATCTACGATTTCGTCAGAATTATTTACTATATAGACAGCTTTATTAATTCTATTATTAGAGCTTTCCAGTAAATTGTTTGTAGAAATACTAACAGCTACAGGAACGTCCTCTTCTCTTATCTTTTTACCATCAAAATAGATTTCTTTAGATTCGTTAGCAAATACGATCTCTACCTTATTATTTCCTAGGTTTAATGAGATTTTATTATTGTCAATTTTAACGTCTCTGTCATCTATAATATTAGATTGATTAGCTAAAATTTCGGGAACTTCTTCCATTTGGCATTCCTCGATAGTTCCCTCATTCTCGTTAATTTTTAAGAATTTTCCAGACGAATAAAATAATGTTTCGTTCTCGTTTACGTAAATAGGAGAATATAAATTCTTAACCTCGCATACATTATTATCAAATCCTACATTAAATTTACCAGAATTTTCATTCTCGTAGATTGATAAGAAACTAACTAGGTTTCTAACCATAGGATTGAATCCGAATCTTTTAATTCCATGAATAAGAGAATCTGTAGTTCTATTCTCAGAAACTAACCAATTTTTCATTTGATCTGTAGCGTCAGAGAAAAGTTCTCTACCTGGAGCATTTTTCATAGACTCGTAAGTTTTAAGAACCTCGATCTCTCTTCTTCTAGAATCGTATGTATTAGTTAAGTTTTCTAAAACCGGAGTAACTGAAGTTTCCCATGAAAAAGATCTAAGATCATTAAGAAAATCACCAAAAACGAAAGCTTCTGATATACCTTTTGATACTAATATATGATCATACTTATTTAAAAACATTTTACCTGCCGGAAGATCATTTAGTGATGAATTCTTCAAAGCTGCAACTGTATTAATAAGACCAAAAGTAAATTCTGTTCTTGGTTTAGACTTAGCAGAGATATCAGTAATCTGCGATTCGTTAAGCATTTGAGCAGTAGCTCCGTTAAGGAAAGAAGAAGCAACAGGTGCTTTTTGTGCTTCTAATCCTGCCCATTCTCTTAAAGAATCTGCGGCCTTTTTAGAAGTCTCCATGTTTAGTCTGTTGATTTCTGGATTAATATTGTTTTCCATTTGTTTATTGCTTTTTTAGTATATATCTATTCTTTTTTAGATTTCTTTTATATATTCTATTGATGTCGTTTATTGGTTTATGATAGGATTTTTATAAAGCACCGCCTAATATGACTTCAATGTTAACCCTAACTGAATGTGGATTGTAAAGTATCATGCCTCCCTGATCGAAGAATGGAGATTCTATATCACTTCCATTTGGATCCAAATCCCACCCTCTATTATAAAAATATGGGGATAAATTAGAAGGATTTCCAGTTAATATGGTCAGGTTTGCCATAGGTAAGTATCCTCCATCATAGATTATGTTAATAAATCTATTTGATACTGGTAATGTTGGAGGATATGTTGCTTTAATCATTATGAAAGAAAGCTCTCCAAGTCCTTCAGAATTTAAGACCAGACTTGAATTTCCATATACACATCCACTAAAACTAGAATAATTATTCAGGACTATATCTGTGTCACAGAGACTGATTTCTCTTAATACTGTTGTTCCTCTTACTACTTGAAGGTTACATCTTTGAAATATAGCTCCTTCAAATTGTATTGTGTTACATACTATCGGTGGTGTAGCCATTAGTTAAAAACGAATATTTCTAGTTCAGTCTTATAGGTATCGCTGGGATTACTGAACAAGATCCCGCCAAAATTTAGATTTGGTGAAGTTATTGGTGGATAAGGTTGTGGACTGAAATTTGGAGTTGGTGGATTGCTAGAGTACGAGCTAAGATCCCATCCCTGCCAATTTGTATCAGGTTCGGTCCTACCTGTTAACACCATTAATGTGTGTATAGGATAAACACCTCCTTTATATTCCCAATTCATATATCTTTCCTCCGATGGATGATTTTTTTCATACTTTACCTTTACCACAATCATCTGAACTTCCCCCTGTGCTTGTCCAATCTCAGGTGTGGTTAACGTATATGTTCCGGATGGGGATACCATTACATTTTTTTTAAGCGATCCTCCACATCCACCTAATTCTGAACTTCCTAGTGACTCCAATTTAAAATCACATAATGATATAGTAGATAGGATATTCGATCCCTCTTTTATATCCAGATTGCATGATTGAAAATATGCTCTCCTATAAACACCAGGATTGCAATCCAGATATTTTATATTTTTAGGATCTGTTGTGTAAACTTTTTTAATCATCTTAAATTAGTTGGATCGATCTGGCCATTTCTGTTTGCTCTAAGTATATCTGAGGCTCCAGCTCCTGGATTTTCTCTAAATCTATCTCTTAGAACTTTTTGGTTTTCTAATTGGATATGGTCAATATATTTATCCTTATTTTCTTCCGCATCATTATGAACATCCTCTGGTTCATTTATTTCTATTTCAGCATCTTGTTCTTTAAAATCTACATGGATCTCATCAGATTCTATATTATTTACCTCCACTTCAATAGATTCTTCATACACTAATTGATTATCCTCTGATTCATTCTTTATTGAATCTTCATGATGAACAATTATTGGTTCTTCCTCCTTTTGTAGATCGATTTTAGGCTCGTCTATTATTGTTTCAACAATAGCCTTTTTCTCTTTTTTAGTGAATAATTTTTTCCACATTTTTTTAAAAAACTCCATTTTTTCTTTATTATTTTTATTTTTCTTCTGTTTTACCTCCTCCACATCGTTTTTAGACATCTCGAAAGCAAAATTTGCTGCTATAACAAGAGAAATAGCTAATGGATCAAATACCAACATAAGAATTATTATGTACCAGTTCACCACAGAATCTATGCTACTACCTGTTAATTTTGCAATATATTTTAATGGTCCTACCTCCTTAGCTATATCTGCATTGGACGATATTCCCATTTTATCTTTTTCTATAATGGATATTCTTGAATTTTTTGACGATATTGAATCATTCAATACTGATATTTCTTGATCCATTCTTTTTATTTCCGAATCTACATCTTTTATCTGATTTCTTACACTATTTGTAGATTTAGATTTTCCTATTAAAACATCCTGTGTAGATTGTAAATTTGTTCTTATTGATGTAAGTTGGGATAGTCTATTTGATTTTTGCTGTATTTGATTCTCGTAATTTTTTATCTCGGTATTAACTATAGATATTTCCTTGTCCAATATCTCTATGTTCTTGTCCTGATTTTGAACCTTAAAGGATGTTTCTTGATAAGCTGAAGATAAGAAACCGTAGATACCTGCGGATGTTATTAGAATAAGAATAAGAGTTGCAATAGATAAATAAGCTTTTAGTCCTATATTTAGTTTGTTCCAATATTGATATAGCAAAGATGCTGTTACGAGTTTAGCAAATTCCAAACTACCTGCTAAAACCATAACTTGAACAGAAGCTCCTGCAAACATCTTTCCTAGACCTGATACGGAATAGAAAGCAGCGGAAACTGAAACTGATAGTGCGGATAGGGTTATTATCCAGGGTAATAATTTATTTTTCATACTCATGTATATATCCACAAAAAAGACTAGAATAAATCTAGTCTTTTTTATTTTTTATTTTTAGGGTTTACTCTAATTCTATACCCTGTTCAGCAGCTGCAAGTTGTTGCTCAAGATCTTTAATTACTAAATTATCTTGCTGAATCAATGCTAAAGTTTCCTCGAAAGTTTTCCAAAGAGAAACAAAAGAATTAATCTCTTTAATTCCTTGACCCTCCATCTTTAGAACAAAATAATGAGAAGCTTCAACCTCTAGGTTAGTGAAATAAACTACACCATCTTTGATTCCTTCTCTTTTTACCTCGTCTATTCTTCTTACAATCTCTTTAACACCAAGTGCCTCTTTAGATCTCCATTGAACCTCCTCCTTCATATAAGTTTCAAATCTTTCTAAGATCTCAGAGTTCATTGATACAGCATACTCCTTATTTCTTAAACTATCTTTATAGTTTTGTAAATCATTCTTAATAGATTCAACTTTTTGTGTATCTACATTAGAGATAAATTTCTCTAATACCTCCTCGTTTTGAGATTCTAATTTTGGATTTTTTGCCATTTTATTTACTTTTTATAATTATACATTAGGATTTATATAAGTTTCCGATATTCCGTTTATTTCCCTGAATTTTTTAGCAAGATCTATGAATTTTCCCAAGTAGTATTTTAATTCATAATCATAAACGGTAAATGTTTGTATGGTTGAGGTTTGTTCGTTAGCTATTCTTATTCTTCCCTCCTTAGGTACCTCCTTATATTTTTCCGCACACATGAACATATATGCTGATATTTGTAGTTTATATCCTAGGATATCCTCCTCGTCTTTAGGGGATGTTGACGATTTAAAATCCTCAACTATTAGATTTTGTTGTTTATCCTTATAAACAAAGTCACAAGCTCCTGCCCATCCTCCTTTAAATGTAGTATATAGAAAAGCTTCGTTGTCTACCACTTCCTCTATATTTTCCCAGAACATATCATGGTAGAAATTCCAGAAAAGATCTCTTCCCTTATTTACATATCCCAGATATTTCCCGTCATCTCTTCTAGATTCCTCTATGGCATATATTTGTGCTTTTTTTAATGACCTGTCTACGTCCTTCTCCTTAGCCCATTCCAGAAGAAATAATTCTAGCATTCTGTGCATTACTGTTCCTCTTTCTGCAGCATCATACATTATTTTATCCCATCTCTCATAACCAAATTCTTCCCTTAGCTTTTCGTATTTTTCGTTTTTTACTAGTTTGAGAATGGTTGTAACTGATGGCAAAATTAAAGGAGCGTTTCCCGCTCCTTCTACTACGTAAGCTCTTCCCCAAGGAAATGCCTGACGCGTTATTTGTATATTATTAGAAGATAGCATCTATAATATATTTTAATGATCTAATTATCCAAGAGATAAAACCGAATTTATATTGTGTCCACCATAGGACTAATAACAATATTAATCGGTAGATTATCCATTTTAGAGATAACTTCTGAAAATATGGTGAATAAACTATAAGATAAGATACAGAGTTAGGTATTGGTGTTATTGACGGAGCAATAACTTCTTGTAGATTTAGACCAGTAAGATACTCATTTAGCGGTCTGGACTCTTCAAGAACGTATGCAGGTCTAATCTCTTCTGGGGAATCTGGAGAGTAGATTACTTCAGGCGGTAGATTAACAACAGTGTATATTCTTCCTAGCCAATCTACTCTCAATTTATATCTTTCCCATTCAATAGAATTCATATTTTTCTTTATAGTTCTTCTTATAAAGAAATAGTTTCTAATGTCGTTTATAACTGTTTTAAAAGGATATTTCATACCAATTATATCTAACTATAATGAAAAGTTACAATCAATCGTTAAAAGTTAAATTAACACCAGGAAACATCTCTCTTACCTTTATCCTGGCTCTTCTAATCCTTGTTGCTATAGCTCTTTTTTTCATACCGTACTTATCAGCGATTTCTTGGTATTTCATTCTTAATATCTCTCTGTCTATTAAAATGTCCTTGTATATCTCTGGTAATTCCTGCATTTTTTCAACAACATTTTCGTATAGATCTTCCATATCGTCACTATCAACAGGAATGTAATCATAATCTGAATCTAATGTTATTGTTGATGTTTGTGGTGAAAAATGAGAATCGTCAGAGTTTTCTTCATTGTTTCTGACAATTTCGTGTATCATTGGCATATATCTGTCCTCATTTTTCTTAATAACTAGAGACTCATTCCTTGCTATATTGTATACCCAAGTGGAAAAATTACCTCTAGATGGATCATATTGAGATATTTTTGTCCATATTTTAGCCATTGTATTTGATACCGCGTCTTCCGCAGCCTCCTGCTCAACCAATATTGATTTACAATGGTTTAATAATCCTGGTTTAATTCTCTTATACAATTCTACAAAGTCCTTCTCTGAAGAGCTTCTCATGAAACTCTCCGCCAATTCCTGAATGTTTTTTACTGCCATAAATTCTAGTTTTTGGGTTAATGTTAGTTTATTATTAAATTTCAATTCTTTTTATTTCTATCCCAGCTTCTTCCAAAAGTTTAAAAGAATCAGTTTTTCTATAAACTTCCGAATATACAACTCTTTTAATTCCTGCCTGAATTATAAGTTTTGCACAATCAAAACATGGGGATAAAGTCACATACAATGTAGCATCCTCTGAGCTATTTGTACTCTTTGCTATTTTAGTAATGGCATTAGCCTCTGCGTGAAGTACAGTTGGTAAAGTATTATCATTGCAATCTTCACAATCATTAGAAAATCCTGAGGGAGTTCCGTTATATCCATCGGATATAATTCTTCCATCCCTAACTATTAGGCATCCTACTTGATTTCTTTTACAGTATGAGTTTTCTGCCCATACTTTAGCCATTCTTAAATATAAAAGATCTATCTTATCCTGCTTGTGTTGTAGTGGGCTCAGATGTTTCTGCATCAACCGAATCTTTTAAAGGTGTAACTTCAATTTTAAAACGTTCAACAATATGGAATGTATCCATAAGTCTAAAAGTACCTAAAAGATTCAAGATTTTGTTAATTTCATCCTCACTAAATTCTAATTTTTCTTCGTTCTCGATAAGATTTAAGCATTCCTTATAGCTTCCATAGCTATTTAGAAACTCTGATAAAGTAGCTTTAAGCTCCTTTGTAATTTCGAAATTGTTACTCATATTATTTATTTTTGGTTTATTTTTTACAAATATACTAAAACTTCTGGAAAAAGTAAATCCCTTAGACGAATTTTTTTTCGTTAGGGATAACAATCAGAGGATTTTGTAATGTAGTATTTAGCTGATTTAATATTGTTACCATTCTTTTTATATTTTCTTGCATTTCTTTTTCAGCTTTTTCTTTTTCTTTCTTTTCTTCTATTTCCTCCGTTCCTTTTACAGGAGTAGTCTCATTTTCATTTTTTGTTATCTCAGATTTTTCTTCTGATATATTTTGTTTTTGGTTTATATCCTGTGTAGGTTTCTGTTCAGTAGGATTTTCTTTCTCAGTTTCCTCTTTTTTATCTGAACTAGGAATCACACTAGATAGATTTTGTGTTATTGTTTCTTTTATAGGATTAAAAGCTGCAGAAGTTTCACTAGATCCTGTAATTTTTGATATTTCGCTATCCATCTTAGGAGAAAGATCTGCTATCGGATTCACACCCTTCGATTCAGAAATTTTATCCACCGCTGATTCTATCTTACCTCCTATATTACCTTTTTCACTACCCCCTATCGATGATGTATATTTTTTACCAAATAGGGATTCAAATAATCCTAGTTTAGAGTCTTTATTTTCTGATTCACTCTTATTACCCTCAGAAGTATTACTTGAACTATCGGTAATAGTATCCGACGAAGAAACAGCCAATGGTTTATCAGATGTCCCTGTATTAGTTATTTCTTGTGCAGATTTACTTTCTATAGATCCTTCAGCAGGGGAGATATTATCTTTAGATGTTTCTTTTTTGCTTTCTAAGGACTGATCTTTTTTTTCTGCCTCTGGAGATATTATTTTAGTTTCAGTGTTTATGTTTGTCTCAGTGATTTTAGAATTCTCGATTGATTTAATTTCTTCCTTTGAAGTTGATACTTCGCTTTTAATTTGTTCGTTAATTCCCTGAGAATTATTAGGTTCTGTGCTAGTGGATGATGTAACAATAGATGGTGTATTTGACTCCATAGACGATACTGATGCACTTTCTCCCTTTCCTGATGATACATTTTCTTCTACTTTTGCTTTATCTATTGATTCTGCGGTAGACCCACTATTCGGAGATCCTCCCGGAGCTCCTGATGGTGATTCCTTCTTGGATTCAACCTCCGTTATTTTTTCTATATTTTTTGTAGAAGTAGGTTCCTCCTGATTTTTTTTCGCTTCAGATTCTACTTTGGATCCTTCTATTGTTTTTACATCGCCAGATTTTGATGAAGATGCTGATAGTCTAGTAACATTTTCTTCATATTTAGCAGCCATTGCTGTTACGCTATCATTCTTAAACCCTTCTCCTTCTAATATCTTTGCTAATGCTGATATCAATGCATTATCTTCTGCACTATATTTTACGGGGGTAACATTTTCTGGATTGTTAATAGCATCAAACTTTGACCAAAGATTATTAATTATTTTCTCAAATTCTAATTTTTCATTATTTGTTTTCTTATTAAAATCTTCTGCTATTTCCTGGTAATTCCCAGATTCCTCAATTCTTTTCCATCCTAAAGTTTCAGCTATTTGTGTTACTGTACCATTCTTTAGTTGATTCGCTTTAGCAATCTTATTTGATGCTGAATTAGCGGCCATATCTATAATTTCCTTGCCGTCCACAGCTTTACCGCTCTCGATATTATTCTTTATCGATTTCTTGTGTCTTGCTGAATTAGATTCAGCTTCAGTATAAAATACTGAAGATCTATCAATTCCTGGATCAATTTTTTTTAATTCCTCGTCATATTTTTCGTCGTAGAATTTTATAGCTTCTTTTTCTATTCCTTCTACGCTAGCCTTCTTTTTCTTTAAATCATCATCTATTTCACTGCCGGTAAGTCTTCCGTCAGGAGTAATCATAGCTTGCTCCTGAGCTTTATATTTAGCTCTGTCAAATCCTCCATCGAATTTGAATACTGGGATTTCTGATCCTCCCCCTGGTTTTTTTTCTTCCTCTGCCAAAATATTTTTTATTTATATACCTAAAAACCCAAAAAGTCTATCTTTTTGGGTTTTTAAATGAAAATGCCTCGACCATATTTCCTTTCTCGGCTATACTATTTTCTTTTTCTATTTTTTCGTTTAACTTGTCAATAAATAATTGGTATTCATAGAATGGTAAATTCTCTATATTATCTATATTTAATTTGAACTCATCCCATAATCTGAACTTTATATCAAAGTAGTTGTCCAAGGATATCTGAAATAATGAAAAGAGATCTGTACCCTCCGGGAAAGGTAATATCTGCTGTGACCTCCCCCTCACAGCTTTCACATTTGGTATAGATTCTAGCTTTTGTAGCAAAATTTATCTTTTCTGTTATTTGATCAGCAATAGAGAATTGTAATGGCGTCCAATCTATAGATGATCTTTCGTATTCGTCGTATAGTCTTTCGTCAAGATTTCTCCAATCTGGTATTATAAAGGTAGCAACTTTTGCGAAACTTTCGTCGAATTTTTTTCCTTTTTTCCTTTTTTCATTGATAATTTTTCTACATATTGTAGTAACTCCTACAGTAGGAATATAAAGATCCATCTCCTGACTTCCGTCTTTAGGTATAAATTTAAAGGAGTATGATTCTTTATTATATCTTCTTAATATCTCATTATCAATAACGAAACTATCTAACAAATTAGACTTAAGTTCAATTCTGTCTGGGACATTACAATCTTCTTTTGTACAGTTTTTAGATACTGGCAGGAGTATTCTGTTTTCTCCCTTTAAAAAAGTCATGTCTCTAATAGACATAATAACAAAGAAACGATCCTCGTACCATAGATCATATGATTCTAAAAACCCTCCGCTCCATCTTATTTTCATACATTTAGATAAGATAGTGTTTAGTTTCTCGTCTAGATCTATTCTGTCATTATCATCTACCGTTGAGAATTGTCTAATCTCTCTAACTCCCGCAGATTTTATTGCTATTTCAAATCCTTCAGGATATCCGAATCCTTTGGATGGTAATACCTCAGGAGGTAAATTTTTCCATTCCGATTCCATTCCTAGTGGATTTCTTGCAACATTTACCCTTCCTAAATTATTTGGACCATTTTCTGGCATATTAAATTGGGGTTCAGTCTTTTTTTCTATCCATTCAGGAATATCAAAATTCTCAACGTCCTTATCTTCTTCCTGATCGTATTGAAATTTAGATTGGGATTCCATCGAATTAAGGCGGTTGAATAATTCCTCGTCAATTCTATCGTTCATATATTAGATTACTTTATTACTTTTACTCGTCTTTTTCCTTTTGTTTCTTATCTGATGATAAAAAGAAATAAAAACCAAAGAAAACAGCCGACAGGAAATAAAAAATCGCTACTGTATGCCAGTAAGAATTTGTCAATCTCATTAGAGCTGCGAAAAGGATATCGAACCCGAAGGGATTGAAGAATGTTGCTAATATTAAACAAACTGAAGCTATTCTTTTTCTTCTTTTCTGATTCACTATCTTCGTCCATGTTATTTTAATGTTCTCATTCTTTGTTGATATAATTATAAACAAAAAATGGAGACTTTGTTGAGCCTCCATTTATATATTAATATTTTCTGTTTTTAGTTAAAAACGTCTTCGAAATAATCTGCTCTAAAGGATAATGCTATCTTATGTGGTGTAGTACCGTTTGTATAATCAAGATCCATAGATTTAATTTGATCTACCGGAAAACAGTTAAGTAATTTAATTCTTCTGAAAACGTCTCCTTGTTTATTAAATACAGATATCAGAATATAAGTACCTCCAGCATATACAGATTTAATACCCATAGCACCAGTTAATGGATTATATACAAGATCTGACCATTGACGTAATGTTTTGAATACGTAGTTGCTGTTTTGATCATCCAAGTTAGTTTCGAATTCTATTCTAACTTTAACCCCAGTATCATCAATTGCTCCACCTGCATATCTTCTTTTAGAAAACTTGTATCTCTGCTCCATTGGTTGAGGGTTTTTATCTACCGTTATACCAGATACAGATAAAACATTCTCAACTAAAAGAGTTCTACCAGGGTTACCTACCGGATTGGAAACACCTACCGGTGGTTGTATAATAACCTCGAATTGGTTAAGGTATACTGGCTCGTATAATTGTACTGCCGCTTTTGCTGAGTTAAAATGTGGTAATCCTGCCATTTCTAATTATTATTTTTTTTTAGATGAATACATCATCAAAATAGTCAACTGCCCATTGCATAGTCAATTTATAGATTGACGTCTGTGTGTAGTTTAATTGCATTTCACTAATAGGAGACATAGGGAAGCAATCTTTAAGATTTATTTTTCTGAAAATATCTCCTTGCTTATTAAATACGTTTATTAGTATATTACCTGTATAGTTAGTTTTAAGACCCATAGCTCCAGTTAATGGATTGTATATTAGATCCGACCACTGACGTAAAGTCTTAAAAGCATACATAGATTTGTCATCGTTAAGGTTGACCTCGAATTCTATCTCAACATCAAGACCAGTTCTCTGTGGAGCAGCTCCAGAATAATATCTTTTAGCAAATTTATATTGCTGAGTAATCTCACCAGGGTTTTGGTCTACTTGTAGACCAGATATCCTAGTTACCTGCTCTAGTAATATATTTGCACTCCCTGGATTCCCGGCAGGAGCCGTGATTCCATTGGGAGGCGTAATACTTACTTCAAACTGGTTTAGGAAAACAGGTTCGAATTTATTAACCGAAGCCTTTGAACTTGTATAATGTGGTAATCCTGCCATTTTTTTTATTTTATATATTTACTTCCAAAATTTATATTCAAATTTATTAGCTAAATTGTATAAATCCTCCAGAAGCTATTCCACCAGTTCTAGTAACTGTCATTCTATTTATGAATTTATGTATACCTCTTGCAGGCTCGATTATTACATCGATAATACCGATGTTCTGATCTATTATTGCAGGTGTATTGTTAGAAGAATCCATAATAGTCAAGAAGTTGTAAATACCCCCAACAGATCTTACACCTGTTAGATAATTATCAACCAATGTCTTAATTTCAAGTCTTACATTATCCTCGTTGAAATCGAATACGTAGTTTGATAATATTTCTTCAATAGCAGATTCTACAGTAATTAATAAATCTCTTACGTGTAAGTTGTTGAATGCAGAGTTTGTTCTTTGGTAGCTTGTTTGATTACCATAGATAACGATTCCAACTCCTCTCTTACGAATAATAGGGTTGATACCGAATGGCTCTAAATATTCTCTATCTTGTATATCGAAATCATACTCAAGACCTACTAAGTTACTAGCAGATATAATACCTCTCTTAAGACCTGCCACGATCGAATAAGGTTCACCTGTAATGAATTTACGGATGAAGTTGTTCGAAACGTAAGGTGAAGGAGGAACGTTTAAGTTCTTGTTGTTTTCTCTGATCGTTAAGAACGGTGCAAAGAATCCAGAGAATTTAGCTCCTAAATCTTCATCAGGTAAAGAAAAAGTAAATGAAGGGTTTAAACTTAAGTTACCTCCGTCTGCAATGTATCTAGCTTGTAAAAGCGGTGCAGGATTTTTAGAATCAGGCGCAGATGTAAATCTAGGATCCTCTGAATTCGCAAACTTCTTCATTGATGGTAAGTTACAAATAGCTAAACATTTTTGTCTGTTTTTAGCTAATTTTGTAAGCTGATATTTACAGTTTGGTTGAATTCCCCCATCAAAAGTATCTACAATATATCTGAAAGTGATAACATCAGTATCCGCTAATGTTCTAGCTAAGTTAGTGTTGTAAAGAACATCTAAAATTTCGTTCATTCTAGTGTCCTCTCCATTAGGCATAGAAGCTGCCTTGATATCAGCACCAGGAAGATATGTGAAGTTAAAATTCTTAACAAACTCTTGGATATTTTTAAATTTCCAAACTCTGGTAGTTAATCCAGGGTAAAGTTTGATAGGTCTCTCAGTTTTAACCTGTACAGTATATGTTGCAGGAGAGGCAGCAGATTTTACGGTCTTAACCTCAAGTACTCTAGTTAATCTTGATTGAAGATTCTCTGTAAGAGGATTATCGTAAGTCTGAATATCAGTAGATACTAGTAGATCACCAACTTTTATCTTAGAAGAATTTGCAACCGCTGTTGTTAATTCTATGATATTAGGTTGTAACTGAGTAATAATATCAACATAGTCGCTTATATTACCATTTGTTGAAATGATATTAAAGCTTGTTCCTGAAGCTTGATTAGCACCAGTAGGAAGTGAACTTATATAAGTAGTATCCCAAGTTGCAACTGGTTCAGGAGTTGTAAATGAACTCTCAGCATATGCTCTACAAGCTAAGATAGCAAATCCATCTCTATCAACATTTTTTTCAAATTTTAGGTGTTGCATTAAAGAACCTGTGTCGTCTTTCCAATCTATATCTCCATCACCGATATTACCTTTAACCCAGTCTCTGTACATAGAAGAGTTTTCATAAGCTAAATATGAATCTGTTCCTGCAGGAATATCCGGAGAGAAATAAACATCATCATTATCAAAGTAATCTGGAGTACCTATTTGATAAGCACTTGCAGTACTTTTATTTGTTATATCGTAAGGTTCAACATAAGTGGTAGAAGCTGAAGAGCTAGCTAGAGGATGGCTTAATCTTAATCTAATTTGTTGTCTAACGCTAGATGCTAGTGTTGAGTTAGTGATATATTTGTTCTCTACGATTTTTAATTTAACTAAATCTCCTTCATAGAATCCTAAATATCCAGGTGTAGGTAAATTGGAAGTTACTTTTCCTAATACCCATCTTTCAGCAGGTGCATTATTAGAAACTGTAACAAAAGATTTTAGAGTAGCTACTTGATCGTCGTGATCTAACGCAGAAGTAAATTTAGTATCTATATAGATTAATCCTCCGTCTCTTAAAGAAGCACTGTAATTATCAAATAAAGAAGTAGGAATACCAGATTCTCCTGATAAATTATACAATGTATCCTCTAATAAGGTACCAGTCTCAGGAAGTATATCCATACTTCCACCAGGAGAAAGATTATCCTCTATTTCTGTACCACTTGTAGATCCACCTACGTTTTTATAGTAGGTATAATCTGCAAATAAATTCTGATTATATGATAGGAAGTTTAAGTTCTTAGGCGTAACTGTAATATCAGCATCCGAACCCATCTCGTCAACCAAATGGTGACCAACTAGGTCAAAAACAGAAGAATTACTTTCTAAATCATCCAGAGCCTCTTCGTTAACTGCACAAAATATACCCGTTGTAGGAGTCTGGTTATTTATAAGCGTCTGAATATATCTTAAAACACCGTTCTGATCAGTAAAGTTAGGTATAATAGTACCTGTAACTGTCATAACTAGATTTACAGCATCAAGAGATAAGAATTCATCAATTTTAGATTTTATGAATCCTTTAGATGTAAAATATGGGCTATAGATAGGATCGTTAGACAAAGCTTGATAATCTGTCCAGTTACCACTAATAGCTATAACATCTATAAACCAATCTGAAAGATAGTCATAAGGGTTCATATACGATGGAACATTATTAGCTCCAAAATATTCTCTTGCCGTTATATCAAATCCTCTTAGAGGGAATCTAGAATCTAAAGATTTTCTAACTATGATACTAACGTGTCTATCTCCAAGATTTACAAGACTGAATAGTTTTCTAGAATCAGGTTGTGTACCAGAATTGTCTTGTGTAGCTAATAAGTAATTAGCATCAGGGAACCAGAATTTCTCCTTATTGTAATAAGAAGATAATAGCTTATCCTGTTTTGTTAAAGGATATGAATATCCTCCCGTTGCATTTGCTCCGTTTTGTTCCTCTGAATCTACTGAGAAAGCTCTATATCTAGCTACGTCTGCTCCTGCAGCAAAATCAGGATCATCATTTTCATCGACAGAATTGTTTAAAATTCTAAGATTTATAGCAAATATAGGTCCGCTTTGTAAACACACAAGCGAAGATCTGTGAAAGAATGATCCCTTTTTTTCTAAAGCCTTATCTATACCTCCAAATACTTCTTGAAAAGTAGTAATGTCTGGACAATAAACTGGTGTATTGAAAGGACCAACATTAGAATATCCAACAACTAATCTAATAGTTGATGGGTTTATAATAATATTCTCACTAGCATCAAATTCCAAAGTATAAACCCCAGATGCCTTAAATTGGGATAAATCAAGTTTAACTTGTTTTGCCATTTTTAATTGTTATTTATATTCTAAGAAGTTCTTCTGGACTTCTTTTTCTATGTATATATCATTCTTCCGTCAAGAATCAAGGAGTCCGTTAAGGAAAGAATAGTTTGAAATGTCATTTGTGCGTGTTTCTGGTGAATCTTTATTCTCATTTAATCTTTCTTCTATTAATTTTCTGAATTTTTCTGGAATAATATCATAAAGATCCATCACCGTATCTTGAAAATCACCATTATCAAAAACACAATTGATATTAACAAGTGTCATAGCCTCATCATCTTTTCCTATTTGACTAGAAAAACTTCCGTTAGGATTTATTCCAAAATTTGCTAATTCGTGTATTCCATTTTTGTTTGATGGTATAATTTTGTATCCTCTTGTATTTATTTTTAGATCGTAGCAGAATTTCTCTTTATTTTTAACAGTTAATTTTACACCAGGTTTTAATTTAGATGATGCTTCAGAATGTTTAGTATAAACAAACATTTCCTCGAAGAAATCATCTATATCTAATAGTTTATCCATAAGCATTTCCCCCTTATGATCCAGCTCTAATACTATTCTTACATTATCTACACCAAGAATATGTAATATTAATATCTCTAAGAAAGCTTTGAATTCGTCTATTTCTATGATGTTAGATCTAAATATCCCTACCTGTAATAAGCAGAAAAAATCGCTTTCGTCTTCAAAGAATCTTTTATTTTTTATTACATTGCTGGGCATAGGTGTAACTTTAAATATATTTGCAACTGAGTAATCTCCACCTCCACCTCCAGCAGTATCTATTGATATGTAAAATTTTTGTCCTTCCTTTTCAAAAACTGAAGTGGGATCAAACTTAGGATGCCAAATTAAATTAGAATAATCTATTGGGCTATTTTCAAATGGAGATAGCTCGTGGAATTTAAACTGCTCCTCAGAATTTTTAAGTCTCTTAAGTGTATTAGAATCTAATAACAATCTAGATGATGATAAGAACTGACAACCATATTCCTGATTAAAATCCTCTTCCGATCCAAGGGCTGCTATTTCTTTTCTTTTCCATTCCTCGTCTCTACCTGGAACTTGCCACCATTCGACTCTAATTGGATTAAACTCATTTTCACCTTCTACAGCTCCCTTATAGATCTCCCAGAATTTATTCATTCCGTTAGGGGTAGATGTTATAATAACCCGGGCAATTTGAGAAGATGATATAGTAGGATAAACAGATTTAAAGAATTGATTGATAAAGTTAGGGTTAATGTGAGCAAACTCATCCATGTATAACATGTGTATCGTATAACCGATTGAGGATGTCTTGGTTGTTGTTTTAGCCATTATTCTACATCCATTATCAAACTTCATAGTCATAACGTTGTAAACAACTAAACCAGGCTTTAGAAAGAAAGGAAGCCCTTTCATAATAACTTTTATCTTATCCATTAACTCCGCAGCAGTATCTCCAATGTTAGCCATAATCATGGCATTTTTTTCGAAATTGAATAATAAATACCATAACAAGAATATAGATGAAGTAATAGTTTTACCTGACTGTCTAGGAGATACAAACACGTTTTTTCTGTGATGCTGATATTGGTTTAGAATTTGTATCTGGTAATCCCTTAATAAAATCTGCCTTATCCCCTCATCGGTCATTACATGACAATAGGTGTTTGCAAAATACACAACATCCTCCGCACATTTTTTGATCTCCTCTAATTCCCATTCCGTGTACTCGAATAATATATTTCCTTTTCTCAGCTCTGGATCATTCTCATGGAAAGGATTATCAACATCCTTATAATCTATACCATTTTCCTCAGCATTGTATATTAATTTGTCTACCCTTGCTGTGGACCAAAAATTGCTTGAATTGTTTTCTTCTTTAGCCATAATTAATCAAATAATTCATCTTCTATTTCAAAATCTGATTCGTCATCACCTCCTGAAAGGTCTAAAGTTCCTCCGAATTTAGTTCTTGGGTTTATCAAGCTGTCGTCAGGATTTTCTTTAACGATCTCTGCGTCTTTTATTACATTCCCCCCTCTCATAACATTTTGAAGATTTTCCATAAGTGATCTTGTTCCTCTTGCTTTAAGAAGATCCGTATTTTCTTGACTTTGTATGATGTTTCCATTTTCATCAAATTGTAACTCTACTCCTTTATTAATCTCCTCGGATTCTACTTTAAGCTGTTTGTAATTTTTCTCCATTTGTGTCATATAAGAAGAGAAATTTTTAGGCATCTGCATTATTTGATTTTGTAACTGTGCTAACACTTCAAATAATCTTGGTTCAACCCTACCCGAATCAATTTCTTCTATCAATTTAGATATAGCATGCTGTGCTGTCCTTATCTGAAAAGCCATGGTAGATATACTCATGGCATCTATCTTTTGCTTGTGTTTAATGTAAGAATCCTCAGACACACTTTCCATATCGTTATAAAACTTAGAAAGTGAATCTAATATAGCTCTAGCTTCTACTTCTACCTCGGTTTTAACCGCATCTATTTTTAACTCTCTGTGAGGTTTTATGGGAGGTATATCGGGAGTACTTAAATCCGAAAGCATCTCATCAGCCAAAACTATGCTATCTAGTTTATTCTTTAAATTAATTTCCTGTTCTTTTGACAGGTTATTGGTTTTTGGTTTTCTTCTTGGCATAATCGTTATCTGTTTCTTGCAACCTTAGGAAGCTTCAATATAGGTTTAGCATTATCTATTATTGTTGCTAATTGTGCATCCCCTACTATGTTTTGGTTTAATATTGTGGACTGTTTCTCTTCCTCTACCATCTGTTTAAAAAATCTAAAATTTGTTACCCATAGAGGAGATGACTTAGTCTTGTATGAATAATTGTTAGTTCCATAGAAAGGACTATCATAATCTTCTTCTATAACTGGAGGAATATTAAAGGTATAGGATTGATTAGTTATACCATCTAATGAATGTACTAGACTAAGATCAGATGTTTGAGTAGAAGGATTATCAGGATCGTATGTTAATCTCCATACTTTTAATGAATATTGTCTAAATATGTTAGAGAAATTAAATACAAAACCATACCAATCATCATTGGACGGGATAAAATCACCTATGGTACTAGATATTCCAGCACCGAATGGAGATACTATTTCTAAGTTATTTATTTTAACTCTAAAACTTCCAGTTTGTAAATAATTATTATCTGTTGGACTAGTTACCGCATTAGATCCGCTCCATATAAAGTCTATTAGCAATCCTTGTCCATTATAATATCCATCAAAAAGAGTTCTTGATTGTGCCTTTTGCATTTTCCATCCTGAAGTTGAAGCTGGCGAGGGTGCACCATAATCTTTAATTTTAAATCTGTAAGGATCTACTATCTCTATTATTTCAAATCCACCAGATCTTACACCATCTGCTAATATGGAAACGTATCCGTTAGGATTATCTCCTATGGATAATTTATGTACAATCGGATATGTCGTATATGTTATTTCTCCATTTCCTATAGAATCTATACTTATTGGTACTTTGGAAGCTGGTTTAGGAACTAACTTAGATCTATCTAAATAATTTCTAACTCTAAACCAACACATAAATGATCTCTCATCATTATCTAATAATACAGGATCTGCTTTCCATCTAACAGCATCTCTTTCTATTTCTAATAGAGCTGGTGATGATGGGTCTACCTGATTTTGTGGATCGTTAAATATTTTATCCAGATCGTAATAATTATTAAAAACTATGGTCCAATTGTTATTAAGATCATATTCCATTATAGGTAGATCCTTATTTATATAAGACCTTATCGGATCCTCAAACCTTCTTTGTGAAGTAATAGCATATTGTTGTGGTTTAGTTATTTCTATTTCTTCCTCTTTGATTTTTTCTCCAAATAGATCTTGTGTATTAACTGTATAATCTATCAAAGCAGATTGAGCAGCTGGATCATTCCATGATGTATTTTTTTGAACCTCATATTTAACTAGCTGTATCTTAAAATATACTGGGTAATTGTTAATATCTCTAAAAACATACATAGAATCTATTCTGTATATCCTATTTGTTATTGGAAAGTATATTATATCACGTTTTCTTGGTTGAGATCCCTTTCCAAAAATACTCTCAAAATATTTACGATCTATGTGTATTTCAAATGGCTGATTAAAGTTTAATCCCCAAGAATCAAAAGTTAAAGCAGCATCCGGAAATTGGTTATTTGGTACCATTACCTTTACACATTTCTCATCAACTACATCAAAAACCGTATATTCTTTTAGAACAACATCCTTCCCTCTTCCCTGAGGTTGGACTGAATAATAAATAACTTCATGCCCGAATATGTTATTGACAATTTTACTCAAATCCTGATATAAATTTATAGCTCTGTTTACATCGTATGGTTTAAATGTAAAATCACAATCGGAAAAAACTATTGGATAATTTGTCAATTCCTTACTACATAATGGTGAGGGAGGAGCTGACATAAGATCCCTAGGATCAACTACCTGGTAATTTAAATTCAAATCGAAATCTAATAATATTATAGATGGACTTAATGGAGTTCCCGGAGGATAATAAGGGCTAGAATTCTCGTCGGATGATGCAGTTAATCTGATCTCAACCCAAAAATCATTATTGGGTGATAATTGTAAAGAATCTATGGAATTCTGTGTTAATTGGGTCCATAGAGACCAATTAGATCCATTTATGCTCCATCTATATTCTAGATATAAAAAAATGTGTGGCGAGTCCTCACCACTGGTATCTATAGTCCATCCACTAAAGCTCTCTACCTTCTTGAATGGTTCCGACCATGAAATTATTCTATAATTTCCTATCGAAGAAAATTCTATTGCTGTTTCTGCCATTTTGGCTAATCTTTATAATATATATCAGAAAAAGATATATGAAAAGATTAAGAGCAAACATTGAAAAATTTAGTTTCGGACAATTAACTTCAAATTCGGATGGAAAAACATCAGGAAGTGGTACTGCTGGATTGTATATAGTATTTGTTGGAGGGATATGCTTTCTTCTAGGATGCTTAAATATGATGCTTTCTACTGATGGACCGGATATACTAGTACAATCTATTTTATTTGCTGGTATAGGTGTTACTCTATTGGGATATAGAAAATCTAAGGATTCTTCTATACCACCACTGGATGATTCGATTGAAAAAAAATTGGAATCTATTAATGATCAGATAACTGATTCAGTTACAGCTTCTGCTGATTCGTCTGATAATGCGGATAAAAAGGATATTGATAATTACGATCAAATAAATTCTTAAGGATTGGACGGTGCAGCTCCGGTTGCACCTGTTTCTCCTTTTACGTCTTTTTTGATGTCATAAATTCCTAGTCCTTGAATTATACTACTATTATCCTTAGGTGCTACACCAAATTCTACATTTGTTCTTATACCTCCCTGCATTAAATTTCCTCTGAATTTTTCTGTAGTTTGGTCTATATCTGGTAGGTATGTTTCTAATTCCATAGAAAAACTTAGTGTTACACCCTCTCCCCTTTGTGATCCATAGGACATCTGAAAATTGTTTGGTTGTTTATCCGGAACAGCATCACCTAAACTTACCTGTACAGGAATTCTAAAGCCCTTATAATAGAAATAATATACGAATCTTTTATAAATTATCTCTAATACACTCTGTTGTATTTTAAAAGCATCCAATACAGTATCAGCCTTTATCTTAGCATTTACTGATACTCCAAGAGGAATTGGATAGAAATATGATGAGTAGGTTACCATCTCACTTCCTGTATCTTTTTCTACCTCTTTAGTGTATGATCCACGTACGAATTTTGTAGTTGCTGATCCCGTATCTATTCTAGTAGCTCCTATTTCTAATACACCTCTAGGTATAACATCATAATTACCTTCTGCAAATGCTGGCTTTCCGTCGCAATTTTCGTAAGAAAGATAAAAATCTTGGAGAAATGGTTCATCACCAACCATAGAATAGAAAAAAGGTATGTATATCTTTGTTACGTTTTGATCCTTATCGACCTGATCGTATGTTATAATTTCGTTTAATTTTGTTAGAAGACCTAAAATTATACCTCTAAAAAATACATCATCTGTATTATATTTTTCCAAAAAATTCATATCTTAATCTATTATTTTTCTTCCATCTACTCCAGATATTGAATCACTGTCTAATATTGGAAATGATACTGATTCTGAATTATATTTACCTGATTCTATAAATATAGGTTTACTTCCATACTGGTACTTATCAGTATTAAAATCTATAACCCTTATTTTATTTTGTATATAAATCGGTATCTCCCTCATTTTAATTTTTAGAGGACTTCTAGAATCGTTTTTATATGATGGATGTAGAAAGTTTCCTACTGCGTATTCGTTATACTGAACCTCCCTACATTCATATATTTTTGTGGAGTTAGTCTTAGAATAATATTCTCTCAATTGTTTTATACCATCCTTGGCAGAAACAGGAACTATAAACCTGTATATGAAGTATTCTACCTGCGGAATATCATTTATTATTGAATCTTCTCTAACTGTAAGGAAATAGATGAATGTATCTTTTAGATTCCTTATGGATTGTGTGCCTGGAGGATAATTTTTTCTCATGATTTATATATCTTAAGATATCTTATCGAATGAAAGATCTGAAAAATTATTCTTTTTTGAGATCTCTATCTTATAATCGAATATCTCTGTAGGCATTGGTGCATGGTTTATAACAAATATGTTCATTCCCAAATCATCAGAAAGTTTCCTTAGGGTATTTAAGATACTATGTACACCATCAGGATCCACTGAGCTAAATATTTCATCTAAGAACAGTATATTAACAGAAGAGAATCTTATCTTCATTAGCTTTATTACTGCTATTAGAACTGCAAAATCCACCTTCTTCATTTCCCCTGTTGATAGTGTCTGCGGAGCTATTTCTTCTCCTAGATGGAATATCTGAGCGTTAAATTCTTCGTTAAATACTACTTTGTATGGTAAATGTAATGATAATAGTGTATTCAATATTTCGTTATTTAAAGAAGGTAAAATTGATCTTATTGCTAATTGTTTAACACCCTTCTCGCTGAGAACATCGTCAAGTGTCTTTATCCATCCTTGCTTGTCCTCGTATATAGTTTTTTCTTGATTAAAATCTGAAAGATCCTCGTTTGCTTGATTTAAAAGTCTTCTGATAGAATTAGCTTCATCGCTATTTTTAGCGGTTTTTAAGTTTTTAAGTTTCTCTTTTAGATTCTTTATACCTGTTTCTATTTTACTTCCTTTGGTTAATAGATCGCTTTTTGAATCCTCTACTAACTTCTGTGCCTTCTTACAATCCTCGTAATTTTTCTTTAATTCTTTTAGATCCTCGGTGTATTGGATCCTTGTATTAGATAAATCGTCAAAAATTGACTTATGGAAATCTGTAGATAAATCGGATGTGCATGTCGGGCATTTATCCTCGTTGTAAAGATTCATTCTTGAATCTAATGATTTTATTTTTGATGATAAATCACTATATTTTTCATAAGAATTTCTAACTTCCCTAGATACTTGATTCTCCTTAGATCTAAAATCTTTTATTTTGTCCGTATGGATTCTTAGTAATTCCTGATAATCCTCAAGCTGTTTCTCAGTTTTATCTATTTCTGATCCCGAATTCTCAACTATCTTTCTCTGTAATTCTTCTAATTCTTTTTGTGAAGCAGAAATTGATCTTGCAGTGGCAAAAATTTCTCCTGTTAATCTATCAATATTTGATTTTATATTTTTACTCTCTTCCTTAAGAATATCTCTCATTTCGTTGAGAATGTAAAACCCGAATATTTTATCTATAATAAGCTTCTTATCCGCACTACTCATCTTCAAAAAACTCTTAAAATCGTTAATGGATAATGATATAGTGTTATTAAATACGTAATAAGGTATTTTTAATATCTCGTCACTTAAATAATCCTGTACATTACTCTTACCTGCTTGATCGTATATCTTACCATCAATACTTAATTGAAAAATCTGTGGCTCTAATCCTCTTTCTACCTCATATAAACGTCCGTCTTGCTCGAATGTTATTTTCATCCAAGAATTCTTATTTGATCTATTTGGTATATCTTTAAGTTTTTTTCCCTCCAATTTTCCATATAATCCGAAAGTAATTACATCTGATATTGTAGATTTTCCGACACCATTTTCACCAAAAACTTGTATTAAACCAGCTTCATCAGGAAGCTCTAATTTTTGAATCTTATTTCCATAAGAAGCAACATTTCTCCATTCAATCTTCTTGATCTTCATCTTCTTTAACTTGTACAGAAACTTTGTGCAATAATTTTTCTATTGCCTTGTATATTTTTGTTTTTTTGTCTTCCTCATAATTGCATTTATCCAGATACATTTTAGTAAGATCTAATATTGAAAAACTTTTACCTTCAAGATCGTGGAATCCTTCATCAACTATGTCCTCACCTGATCCAGTGATAGGAGTGAATGATATTTTCAAAGGACTATCAATATATTCAGTTAACAATCCTAGTGGGACTTTTACTGCTAACTCCGGATCTACTAATATATCTATAAAGTTGTTATTGAATATAGGATTAAGATCCTCAGGTGTGGAGTTTAAAACGTGATCGAAAGTCATTCTCATAAACTTTGGAGAATGTGTATTTTCATAAAATTCCTCGTATCCTGTCTCCAGATCTAATACCGTTATTCCTTTAAGATTCTCTGAATCTGATCTAGTTAATTGATAAGGAGATCCTAGCATTCTCATCTTACCAAATGTTTGAGAATAATGGATATGTCCAGAGTATACCCTATCAAATTTATCTATATCTGAATATTCTAGACCCTCGTCAATTCTTACAAATTTATTAAACATTAATCCCTTAAGATCCGTATGGCAAAACATATAATCATGCTTTCCTTTAACTGATGATAACGTCTCCCTTTCAGCTGTATGATCTTTTCTCCATGGCATTAGAAATATTCTTCTATTGCCCATCATGATACTCTCAGGCTCCTCATATATTTTTACCCTTGGTATCCATTTCAGAGACTTTAAGGAATTTACTTCATTGGTGTTCTTACTGTAAATATCATGATTCCCACATATTATATAGATCCCATCTTTAAATATACTGGATAATTCCTCGAATATATCTATACCTAGATTTAAAACTCTAAGATTTAATGATTGTCTAGAATCATATACATCTCCGAGATGAACTAGACAGTCTCCTGGTTGATATATTTTCTTACACAGTGGTATAAACCAATTTTTAAAATAGTCCTCGTGTATTTCTATCCAATCGTTAGAATTGTTTCTAACTCCCAGATGCGTATCCGTGATAAATATAATTCTTTTTATATTTGGAAATTTTTCCATCAGAATATTTTTTTAATGCCTTTCTTTCCTAAAATACCAAATTTTTTATCCATTTCTTGGACTATAATCTCCTTATATTTCATATGGATAGATTCATATGCTTTTTGATAATTTATTGCTGTATAGTCACATATAGCAACAAATTTTTCAACCATACTAAATTCAGTGTCCTCTAATTCTTTTAGAATATCCTGAAAAATTAGAGGGATCAGATCCTTTGGAATTTTTTTGCTAGGATTTATAACGGTCCATCGGGAGGATTGGAATATTTCGTCTATCTTATCATTAAGACTACATGCGTATATGTAATCCTCATCCTCATATGTAACTATAGACTGTAAACTCCTGTAATCTAAACTTGGATCTATCTCAAATTCCTCGTCAGTAGAATCATTATTATTTTCCTCAAATTCGTTATTTAATTCTAGGTCATCCTTCTCGTCATCAATAAGTTTTTTCTGTTTTTTCATTATTCGTTAGTTATTTCAGAATTAGGATCCTCCGTAATTCTCATATAGCTATAGTCAACTAAGAATTTTTTATAGGAATTTTTGTATCCCTCATCGCGGTTTGCTAATAGCTTCAATTTATATTCTTGATTAGAGTACATGAGAGGATCTTGAATAATACCGAACATACCGTCAACAGTAGCTACTAATCCTGATGATTCTGATGCTGAATTCATACTTAAATCTGTAGCATCGAATTCACTTTGTTTTGTTTGTGTTGCAGTAACAATAGCCCAATGGTTTCTTTGAGCAGCAGCTCTAAGATCTTCCGCTATTTGTTTGATCTTCATGTATGTGTTCTCTGAGTTTGGATTTCTCCAGTTTTTCATGATATTAATGTAATCTATAATTACTATCTTGAATTTTATACCCAATATCTGTTCAACTTTAGTTAGCCAATTTTCAACGTCTATGGCAGAAGCTTGTGAGGTCGGAAATTCTTTAACTACTAATTCACCGGGTGTTCTTAAATTTTCGAATGCAAGATTGGTAACTTTTTTCTTAATTAGTTCATCGTTCTCTGCGCTATCCTTATATTCTGCCATTCTTATACCTAATAAGTTAGATCCTAACCTTTTCATGTATTTTCTGTCATTTAGCTCTAGTGTTATGATTGCAACGTTGTTAGATGCCCTAATAGCTTGTGTTGCTATATTGCCTAGCCATAATGTTTTTCCAACTTTAGGCTGTCCTAAGAAAACGTATAGTCCTTTTGCAGAAAATCCACCGCCCAAACAGTAGTCGATATATTCGTATCCGCTAGAGAATGTTAAGTGGCTAGGTTGTTTATGTGACTCAGGATCTCTAAAATTTAATCCCATATCAAAAGAGAAGTCAACCTTATTTCTTTCTACAACAATAGATTTGTAAGTGTTTATTACATCCTTTATATTATCTGGGGTTACCTCCGTACTTTTTATATAATTAATGGAGTCTACTGCACTTTTTTCTAGTGTCTTCCATTCTATCCATGATTCAACATTTTGTTGCATCCATTCGGAATCATAGTCTTCCAGTGATATAGACCACATGGAGTCTAATAGAGAATCTGTTAGTATATCTTGGATTTTAAGTAATTTAGCAGATTCTCTCACCTGATTTTTACTTGGAATCTGCTGATACTTTTTCCAAAATGATTTAACTACCTTAAATGTTTCTTGGAAATCTGTATTCTTAAAATAAGATGCCTCTGTGGCATCTATATAAGCTGGGTTTTCTACAACAGCTCTAAACCAAATATTCTCTAAATGTTGATTTTGCATGATTAATAATGTGGATTATCTTTTATTTTATACCAATCTTTATTCCCTATACTTTTCTCAGTTCTTTCAAAAATTCCTTGCTCTATTAATTCTTCTATTATTTTTCCATGAGAAGATTTCTCCCAACCTGGATTTAAAAAAGAATTAAATGTTTGTTTGGAAAAATCCCCATCAGGTCTTCCATCACGGATTAAATATGAATTTAATTCGTAAATTAGATCTTCCCTAGTAGGATATTCTGGGAGATCTTTCCAAACTCCCAATAAATATTTTAGCTTAATCTTGTTCTTCTCCATCGATTTCTGTTACTTCTTCGTCTTCGCTTTCTCCGTCAACTAGTGCCTCAAATTCTTTCTCGTCGAATAAATCCGGGAGTTTAAAATATGGCTGAATAACTTTCTCGTCAAGAGTTTTTAGAACCTCATCGGTAAAAACCTCTGAAGTGAATATTTGTGTGGAAGGAACGGTTTTACCTAAATGTCTTACTGCCCATCTTGGTGATGATTCGTTACCTTGGAATACCATTTCTCCAGTTTTCTTATCAACTTCTAATTTTCCCCTTTGTATTCCACACGTTTCCCAAGAAACGAAATCTTGTAATCCAACATAAGCATTCATACCGTTCATAAAAGAGATATGGAATTTAACAGCATAAGGTCTAGTGAATCTTGCCTTCTTAGGTGTAGATGTAACTATTATACCAGTTTTTGTGTTGCTACCGTCTTTTAATTGTGCTTTAGAAAGCATGATAACATTACTCATCGAGAAGATAGGACCATCACCACCTGCTGCCTCCTTAGTAGGCATAAATCCTCCAATATTTCCTGTAGTTGTATGGTTTGTACAAATTAAAGGAATTTTAACCCCGGTAAGATCTAGTGTGATTACACGGAATAAAGATCTTAATTCCTTGGATCTAATACCCATATCCATCGCACTTTTACCTTTAAGAGCGTCACCAGATTCTTTATCTGTCGTTAACATTCCTAGAGAGTCTAATACCAGTAATATCTTAGGATCTGCACCATCTTTTCTGAATCCTTTGACTTTGTCTATAAGATTTGCAGTAAATACCTTAAAATCTGTAATAGTTTTAATAGGTTGATAACGAACCATATTAGTATCAATACCGAATTTTTTAGCACCTGATTTATCAATAGCACCCTCAGTATCGCAATAGATAACATTATATCCTATTTTTTGTGCCTCTCTCACTATGTTCATACAAAGGAAAGATTTCCCTGTTTGTGGGTCACCTGCAATACCCATAGATCTATTGTTTGCTATACCCCCAAACAAAGTTCCTGATAGTTGTGCATTTAATAGATAGTTTCCTGTTGGAATCCATTCAGTAACCTCTGAAAATTCATTGGTTTCTAATAAAGATCCCATTTCAAATCCATCAATCTTGGATAGTTGCTTGTCTAATTCCAGGAATGAAAATTCTTTCTTAGCCATATTATAAATTATTTACTTATTTTTCTTACACTTCTTCTAATGATTTCCGAATCATCTAGATCTTCATTTTCAAATCTTCCGTCCATTTCCCTCAATATAAATAGATCTTTTCCCATATACATAGCTATAGATTCAAGTTTTTCTATATCATTTGTTACATCAAGATCTCCGTACCATATTTTTCCCTCACCTAAAACAAAAATGTTAGCATTAAAATATACCTCATTTCCTGGGAACGAATCCATGTAAGATGATTTTGAACTAGCTATTAATCTACCCTCATATAAACCCAATTCATTAAATTTTTTTTCCATTTTTCTTTATTTTATATAGATATTATACTTGTTTTTTTATTTTTGGTCCACAAAAAAAGCTATTTATTCAAAAATAGCTATCATATTTTTTTACGATATTCTAATAATATGGAACAGTTTTCAAAATTTTCTTGTGATTCGTTCCACGATATTAGGTAATTCAGGGTATTTATTGTTTCATCCTTATTTTCTTTTAAAGATTCGTTGAACAGATAATCCGAGCTGATCCATAGTTTTGTTTTGTTTTCCGGGTTTATTTGATATTCCGGTTTCTCTACAAATAAAAAAAATCTGCCATCAGCAGATTTTTTAATATATTTTTTTGACTTTCCCATATCCTATATTTTATTTATACAGGATAATATAGATAAGTTTCTTTTTTTTCTATAATATATTATATGTAGAATTTGGATAGTAAAGTTCTTTTACCTCTTTCTGTATCTTTAGAAGATATGCACATCTCTCGTACTCCTCTTTACTTTCGAAATGCTCTATAAGTTTTTCAAAAAGATCACTTTTTACGAAATTTCTAAGTTTACCCTCTTCCTTAAAAGCTTCTATACCTTTAGCTCTTATAAAATCGTAAAGTCTCCTAGAATCCTGATCGTAAGCTCGATCAATTTCTTCTTCAAATTCGTTTATTCTTTTTATTTCTTCTGGCTCCATGACTTTTATTTTTTATGTTATCACTTGTTATTATAAATGTAGGTTATTTTTTTATCGAAAAAAAATCATTTCTGATAATTAGTAAATATTTCTTCACCTTTTCTTATCTCAGATGTTGCAAAAAATATTATTTTATTCTTTGATGTATCAGTTTCCCAGTCTGCATTATATGAATCATCCGAATGATTAAATATACTACCATAACCCAAACATATTGCTAAATCTGATCCACCTTTAGGCCAAGAGAAAAAATGCTCGTGGAGTATCTCCGGATGTGTACCGTGTGGAACTTTTATTAAATGACACTCCTCTAATATTTCACCGCTCTTTATATTATCTGATGCAAATACACCTCTTCCGTGTATATTAGAATCATCTACATAAATTTTATTTGATCTGTATAACATAACTATTAATATTATTTTTTATTAGCTATAGTACAAAAGATTTCAATAAAGGGATATATAAAAATAAAAAATAATGAATAATATCTTATCGATTGAGGATTATTTAAACGAGAACCGATCTTTTTCACAATTTACTAATTCACAGATAAATGAGTGCTTAAGATACCTAGATTCAGAAGATCCAGCAATATTAGAAGCTTGGTATAATACAATACTAGATTTTGCAGCACTTATACCTGGTGTAGGATCTATAGCGGAGGGAATAAATCTAGTTTCTTATGCTAAACAGGGTGAATATCTTTTAGCAGGTCTTTGTGCTATTGGATTAATCCCAATTTTTGGGCAATATATTGGAGCAGGAGGTTCTATATTAGTAAAAACATTAGGAAAAGGAGCTACTTTAGGATCTGGAATATTAAAGCCTTTTGTTGGTACTGTAGCTAAGTATTTCACAAAGATAGTTCAATTTTTAAAAAGTTCTAAATTTTTGTCGAAATTCTCAGGAATAGCACCTTTTGTTGGAAACATAATAAAAGCTCTAAGGAACTTTGTTATGCATGGGGGTAAACAATTAGGAGAATTAGCCAAAGATGCTTCAAAAATAAAATCACTTAAGAGAAATGTTAAAAATCTTAAACTAGGTACTAAGGCAACTGAATGGATTTTTTCTGACAAAGATAAACCAAGATTTTCTACAACTCCAACAACTGTAGGAAATCCAGGTACAATAAGCGACTACTCTGGATATCAAATACCTGTTCCTAAGGATGCTTACATGGCATACCAGGGAACACCTCTTAAAAATATAAGACCATATACAGACTCTGAATTATCTCAGGCTGAAATGTCACAGAACTGGGATCAATACCTATAAAAACTACAAACCCAGGATTAATCCTGGGTTTTTTGTGTAATTAAATTTAGATCTTACATCCACAGTTGGGACAGAATTTCCATGTCTGTTTTTTCATTCTTGTTCCACAATCTGTACAATAGTTTCTAATAGAATTAGATTCTATTGGTTTTTGAGATTCCGGTAATATTCTGTATTTACAAGATTTGCTAGGAAAATAATTAAAGGTTCCGTGAGATTGTTTAAAATCCTGATTGCTTGAATCCCCCTTCTCGATCCTTCCTGTTTCTAAAGATTTGGATCCTGCTACTGATGTAGTAGTACTGTAAATAAAATTTTCAGTTGTTCCTCCAAAACATGTTGATTGCCCAGGTATTCCCGAATTTCCTATTTTAGTACTGTATAATTCTCCTGTAGTATTAGGAGATCCGTAAGTATAAGTACCAATTGTAAAGCTCCGGTTATTGTAAAAATCATGTCTTTCCCCGAAGAATTCTACTTCTACTGTTCCGTTATCTCTTATAGCATTGATCGCTTCATCAGATTTATCTATTTCGTAAGTTTCAAATAGGAACTTATTGTTAGTTTCAATAAATCTTTCCAGATAAACCCTCTCACCTGGTCTTAAGATGATACCCCCGCTGGAGATCTTTATTCCGTTAATTTTGATTTCTGCTAAAACTTTAGCGGTGGATGGATTGAATAATTCAATCTCAAATGTTTCTCCATTTTTTAGATAAATGGTGTCTTCATAGATCTTAAATCTATTTCTGTTTCTTGTAATGTGGGCAGTGCATCCTTCCAGACCCAACCCTGATGATGTTGTTGAATAATACATAAAGATTATTTTATTTTGGCCCCTTCCTTCGTGTCCATCTCTGAAAACTCTACGGTTTGTTGACCGGGAAGTGACTAGAAACCTCTAGCTGTATTATTATATATAGGAATTACTTAAAAGTTCCCCATTCCATCTAGAGGAATGTATGATTTTACTAAATCTGAGTGTATTATCTGTGGTATTCTTTTATAATCCTTGTACCATTTATTACAAACATATACTTCCTTACCGTTCGGTGCTTCTATTATTTCAACAACATCGTATGAAGCTTCCTCGAAAGGACCTATTGCTTTTGTAATTACCCTACCGATAACCGGCATTCTTGTGACATCATCTCCACTATATGATAGATTTTCTTTTACGATAAAATCATTTATTCTTTTTAACATCATTTTACTGAATTTATTCCTATAGGGGCAGTGTTTGGTATTACCTGCTTCCCTCTTTCTGTACTATCTATATCTATCTGTTGAATTCCTTGAGTCATCAGAGGATTTTCAACCAAATCTAATACGCCTCTGTAATATTCTAATGGTTTTTTCTCCCTGTATGATGATGGATCTGCAAAAGCCCCAGTAAAGTTACCTAGTATATAATTATTTTCGTCGTTTTGCTCGTAGTCGTTGTCTAATATGCTCTCGATATATTTGTAATATTCCTTTTTAGTTTTTTCTTCACCCTCAAATTTCTTAAACATTTCTATATTTTTGTCAATCACATATTCAGGAAATTTCCATTTCCAATCCTTTCTTATAGTTTCTGGATAAAAAGTTATTGACGCAAAGTCCCCGGGGGATATATCCTCTTTAACATTCATTTCATCGAACCAAGATTTATAGAATGTCTTTATAAGATCTAACTGATCAATATTAGACATTTCTAACACCTCATTCGGTGTATAACTTTTTCCTGTTTCGTCATTTATGTATTTTTTTAATGTTTCCGGCATAAATGCTAGCAACCCAACAGCTCCTGATATATTATCTTTACATTTAGGATCAAATCTACTCTCGTGAAATATTGTATGAAGAAGCCATTCAGGCTTGATGTTAAGGTCCTTGGATATTCGGATTAACTTTTTAAGAAATTTATTTCTATTATCCTTGATGTACCCTGTATAAGGAAGCTGAGTAACTGTTTCTTTATTATATGAGGATGAGTCAATTTTATCAACTTTGGTACCCTCGAATAAGGTGAAACTTCTGAAGTCTTTTAGATGTTTTAACATCTAATATATATCCATTAGAATAATTTCTTGAGCATTTCTTTTTCTGAAGCCCAAGCATGTAAGGAAGTTATGTGCATAGTAAGCATACCTGGTTTTACTCCTTCCCAATTTTCAGGATCTTTCTTTTTGCATTGATCGATAAGCCAGAATACTTTTTTAGCACATAAGTAAATATCATCCCTAAAATGTCTGAAGAAATCACACGATCTAATATAGTATACAACATGAACCCAGTCACCCCTTCTTATAAAATGATATCCTATAGTGCAAGGAACTCTTTCCCCGTGAACTGTACCAGTGTCTTCAGGAAACCATATAGGTAAAAATGCTTGTCTAGTAAAAGGTTCTCTAATCATTAAATCTACCACATCACCAAAATCCCCATATTGATATCTGAATCCAGAATTTTTTATTTTAGAAAGAACCATTCCATCCTTAGCTAAATTTATATACTTTGGCCAAATTCTTTCTGGGTATGTATGTGAGAATCTAGAGTTACCACCAAATTCAGAGTTATTCTTTTGTGCATAAGGCCATCTCTCATGTGATGGCGGGGGATTTAATGGTAATCCACTAACCCTTTCTTCAAAATGCTCATCAGCCCAATCAAAATTTGGTTTTATCTGTTCCCCTATTACTTTAATATCCTCGTCCATCTGACAAGAAAATGAAAGATTTAATGTTTCAATCATCGCATATTTAGAATCGTGCTTAATTTCTTTTCCCTGCCATTTTTCTGTATGAACGATATAGGAGTAATCATACATTTGCTGTGCGGTCCATTTAATCACATCATTAAATCTTCCAAATTTTTTCATCGGATATTTTTTTGCTATTATACGTATTTTATTTCAATTGTTTCCTATTTATTGAATCTATCTAGTGAATTTTTAGATATATGATTAAATCTAACCTTACCTACAAATTCTCCTATAGTTAAACAGTCAGTATAGCTCATCGCGGATCTTAGATAATCTCTAAAATTTTCTGTCCATCCACCTATAGTGTATTCTACAGGTTGCATTTTAGAAATTCCCTCGGATGTTTTTAGATCAGTTTTTCCTAAGCTTTTTTGTACCTCCTTTGTTGACATTCCTCTAAATTTTTTAAAAAATTTTCTTCCTGCTTCAAATTGTAAAAGAACATCTATAGAATACTGATCAACTTTTCCTCCCGGTTCTGTCCAAGAATCATATTTTTTGTTTCCCTCGTACGTTTCTCCGCAGCTTTCTAAAGCTTTATTAAACATACTTCCAAGCATAACATAGTCAGCTCCGAGTGCAAGTGCCTTTATAACATCCGAATATTTTTTAAACCCTCCATCAGCAACTATTTTAGTTGAGATATTCCTTTCCTTTTGTATTTTTGCAGTTTCGTGAATCAAAGAAGCCATGGGATATCCAACTCCGGTTTGAACTGTGGTTAAACATCCAGCTCCATTACCGATACCCATTCTGACAAAATCAGCTCCTGCTTGTGCAAGAGAAAGAAATGTTAAGGGATTAGCACAATTACCTACCATAATAACGATAGATCTTCCATATTTATCTTTTGCGCTAACTAGCATCTCCCTAACTATATCCATATGACCGTTAGCTATATCAATTAAGGCGTACGATTTTTCACCTGGCTTAAGGTTTATATGGTTATCTAAAAATATCTCTTTAAAATCGTCTAAACCATAAGAATACCAAGTCTTGTAGTCTGTAGAATAATAGTCTTTGTGGTATCCTGAAGACATTCTAGGAATAATCCCGTATATTTTATTTTCTTGAAAAACTTTATAGTTGGAATGATCTATAACAGTATCCATCGGGGCAGTAAATAATGGGAACATTTGTTTCTCGTCGAAAACATCAACGCTTTTTCTAGATCTTATACTAGTGTGTAATTCAGGTTCTATTAGAATATCATCAAAGTCAAATAACATATGTTTTATTTTTTATATCAATAGAATTAACAAAAATTCCGGAATACATTAAAAAAAATAATATCACAAAAAAAGCCTGGAGATCCAGGCTTTTTATAAATGGTTAATTATTATTAATTTAATCCAAATGCGTCAAATCCAGGCATTGAAGAATCTCCTCCTTTATTTCCGTCTGGGTTTTTAGGTTTACCATATTTTTTAATATAGTCCTGATATTCCTTTTCAGCATCCATATCATCTAGAGTTTGATTAATGATAGGATCGATTTTAGACCTATCCTGTATTCTCATAAGTTGTTCCCTAGATTTTAATCTTTTAGTTTCTGGATCTATAGATTGCTCTAATATAGAATGAAAAAATTCTAAACATTCTCTAGCAGGTTTGATTGTTGCTAGTTTTCCATAAACTAAGAAATGTAATTGTTCTATAAAGTAAGCAGAATTGTTAACAGCGTTGTCTTCAGCTGCTGCCCTTTGTTCTGGTGTTAAACTTCTATCATCTGCAGCTGAGTTTATATTAAAAAGTATTTCTCCAACTCTAGCATTTGAATTGATTATTATACCTAGAATCTTTTGTAACGTTTTACCGATAGCTTGTTCTTCAATTTCATCAACGAAGGTCTCAGTATTATCCTTAACTATATCAGCAGCCTCCATACCTAGGTCATCACCTACACCCATAAGTAAAACCTGTGTTATTAGCTTATAGATACCTTTTACTGATTCGTGGATCAATAAACCAAAATCAGTAGCTCTAGCTACAACTGTAGATTCAACTCCATCCATAGCTTCATCTATCTCATCATCGATTTTTCCTTGTTCTAGGTCATTTAGAATCTCCTTGACATCAAAGTCATCTTTAGATTCTGGCTTATATTTAGTGATTTGTATATCGCACGCTCCTGGAGGTGCTTGTCTAAACATAGATTTTTTTTGATCAGGAGTTAAAGTTAAGTCGAAAAAATGAGCACCCGTGGCGATTTTGTTAGCAAGTATTCTGTATTCCTCACCTTTTCCATCACCTAATATTTGTTTAAGTCTCTTAGCTACTTTTGGTAAGTTGATAATTTCCTTTACGTTTAATCCTTTACCTTGTTGTATTGTTCTAAAAATCTTTCTCTTGTTAATCTCGTCAATTATCTTTTGATCTTCAAGCTTTGCCTTTGGGTCACATTCTTGACACTCTTTCATTTTTTCCTTCATATCCTGCTGAGGCCTTGTAGTTATTTTAAGGTCAAGAACAACGTCGTCTATGAAAGATCCATATACCTCGGATATTACCTCTACAGCAAGATCAGAAAGTTCTTTTTCCTTTCCTGATTGAATCATCATCGCTTGCCTAACATTTCCCATTAAATTGAAAACGTCTTCTCCCTGCTCTCTTCTTATTCTGTCAGCCTCTTCTCTGTTAGCAGAAATAACTGCATCAATAAAAGAATCCGATGGTTTTCCTTGATCCTCTCCAGGTAAACCTGTATTTCCTCTTAGAGTTGCCTCATTAACAGAAAATGTGTTAAAGTTGTTTATATTTCTCATTCTCTATTATTTTTTTAAGCTAAGCTGGTTACTCCCTCGCTAGCTAAAACCTTTAATTTTGCAACTAAGCTCTTCGCTAATTCAGATCCTTTTTCTTTCATTAAAGATCCTTTGATATTTTTCATGATACCAGCCATTGGTCTTTCGTGTTCTTCTGGTCTAGGATCTCTTTCTGGAATAAAAGGTCTTCCCGGTCTTTGTGGTGCAGGAGGTGCTGTAGGAGTACCAGGTACAGTCTCTGTTTCTCTTGGTTTAATAACTGGCTGAGTCATTACAAACTCATTCAGTGATGTTATTATTTTCTTTCCCATTTTATTATTTTATTTTATATATATCTTTTATTGTAACATATTTTTTTCTACATATTCTTTTATAGATGGATGAATATTTATAATCTGATTTATTAAATTTCTAGATGATTCTGTCTGTCTTGCATCATCTAGATAACTAGGTAAAACACTAACTCCGCTTTCAGTTAAATCCAATATTTTCCTAACATCTTCTTTTTTATATGAATTTTCAGTTATCTCTTGGAATAATTCAACATCAGCCATTGTAAAAAAACCACCTAAATCAGGATCATTAAAATGCCTTATAATCGTATCGTATCCTATACTGTGATCTTTCTTAATAATTGCTATGATTAGATTTTTATACATTTCCAGCTCTGCATCACTAAATATCCCTTTAGATACGGATTTTTTTAATTCCAGTCCACCTAGAGCGAACAGCATTTTACCTGGATTTCCTACAGCACCCCTCTCTATCTTTTCCAATATATTTTTTATTGTTAGTTCAGAAGAAAAATGATCCTCTATAGCTTTAACATATTCCTCCTCATATATTCCATAATCCTTTAGTACCGCTATGTAATTTCTATCTCGAGAATTATAATGGATTGGGCTGTTTCCTCTATTAGCAGAGTCAGTAACCGTCCCACTAGGATCTATAGTCATCGAAGTAAGATATTTTGGATCTGTTTTTGGTAATCCCAGCATATTTATGCTGATTTGTAATCTTCCACCGGTCTTAGACCAGAATGTAGATTGACTTTGTATACAATAGGTTGCATTAGATATTTTACAAACAGATATGATTCCTTTATATGATCTAGCAGATGTAACTACTATCTTAGATTTGGGGTTATAATATAGTATTTTTATTGATGGAGATATAGATTCAAGCTCTGTTATGAACATATCATCCGTAGTTCCCCATCCTTCAACCTTGTATTCACAATCATCAACAAATGATTTAAAAGCAACATATGTGTCCCTGAATTCAGGATATACCCTTGTGTCTTTATATTTACTTGCATTTTTTACTAGCTGTTCCTCCGCGATCTCTAATTTACCAGTTTGTTCGTTAGTATATGGTTTTAGATTATTCTTAATATCGTTTACCGCATGATATAATCTATCCAGTAATTTCTCTCTCTCTGGATTTGTATTTTTTTCTTTTAGTGATTTTGCATATTCTCTTCTTACGGGACCTACAAATCGGTCAACAAATTCTTTTACTATCTTTTGAGATAATATATCATCTATATCGTCACCAAGAATCTCGTATGCTGGTCTTCTATCCTCATCAGGATTAGCTATCTTATATTTAACATAAGCATCTATATTTCCCATAGGTAATGGAAAAGTTTGAAGCATTGGAGAAACATCATTTATTTTATCATTCATCTGCTTTAATCTGTCCATGGAAAGACCTTCAACGAATGTAAAATATGTGTATGGATAAACTAGACCAGGCTTTTTAATTTCATTTAAACAATAGTCCCTGACCTCAATATATTTAGGATCGTTTAATATGTTTTTTTCTTCCTCTGGGGTAAGTTGTATTTTTTCCTCCGGGGAAAATTTCATTTTTCTTCTCTTTGAATCTGATGCTAATTTCAACAACAATGACTTAGCGGCTTGTACATTCTCGTCTAGAGGTTTAAATCCAGAGAAAGCTAATATTCTACTCATTTTCTATTTATTTTTTAGATAAGTTATATATCTATAAAATAAAACAAAAAAAAATCTGCCTATGTAGACAGATTTTTAATTCTTTAAATATATGTTCCATTCCTTCTGTGGATCCGATATATTTTTTATAAAATATAGATATCCTGGTTTAAATGGATTATGCCGCATCTTCATTCCAGCTTCTTCAGGTGTTTTAGAATCCTTGGTAACGTTACATTTCATACAACATGTAACTAAATTCTCCCATGTATTTTTACCACCTCTGGATTTTGGAATAACATGATCTAGTGTTAGTGTTTTTTCCTTGTTACAATATATGCACCTCATTCCGTCCCTTCTGAATATATTTTCTCTAGTTGGTTTAATTTTTACGAAAGGTAAAACAATATATTTAAGTAGTCTTATTACACTTGGTCTTTTATAAACTTTTTGTTCTGTAATAATTGGGTTACTCTCTATATGTTCTATAATCTCAGCCTTTCCTTTGTAAACAAGTTTAAATCCTCTGGAAAAATCAGTGATTGTTATTGGCGTAAAATCATTATTTAATACTAGTACCTTCATAAATTAATTTTTTAAAAACACACCAACATTTTTGTATAAGTGTGGAGTTCCAGTACTTATTAATTAGTTTTACTTCACATCATTCACACTAAAAGGTATATTTTTCAATAAGTGTTTGTTTTTAAATTCTCTTAATACATTCTGAAAATCGTCAACTAAAGAATTAGGTATTCTTAAACAAACTCTTTTTTCTTCATCAACAATTTTTATATCACCTTCTTTAAACCTTTTGAAACCTGTATCTACAGCCGTATTATCTACCTCGTTTCCTGTTTTTATAATTCCTTCTCCAGGTAAACTAATACTTACCATTACGAACTGCTCTTTTAAAGATTCTGGTGAATTATATTTAACAGATTTACCAACCTTACCTGATGTTTTAAAAGTAACCTTAGATTCTATCCCTGGTATATCCTTTATAAGCTGGTCTCTCAGTTTTTCAGCTCTTCTTTCAGCAAGTCTTTGGTTGTTATATCCTTCAGCAGTACCAACGTTAGAAGCACCACCTACTATAGAGATATCAGCTTTTTTACCACCCATGGATGATAATATCTGTGACAATTTACTTTTTAAATCTAAATAAGGTTTCGATTTAACAAGAACTTCATCACTTCCAGTTTTTAATTCTGCGGAACTAAATGTAAAGTAGATAGGCTTATCGTAAGTAACAGTATCCTTATAATAACCAGTACCTCTACCCGTAGCATCATGACCTCCTCCTCCAAAATTATCCTCGTTCATTGTTTTAGAGGTTAAGAATTCGTCATAGAATTTAATATTATTCATGATTATATTTTTATTTATATATATCCAC